TCTAAAAGATAGATATATGATACCAGGTGAAACATCACCTCAAGAAGCTTTTGCTCGTGCAGCAGAATGTTTTGCGGATGATGAAGCTCATGCCCAAAGATTATATGACTACGTAAGTAATCTATGGTTTATGTTTGCTACGCCTGTGTTATCAAATGGCGGTACTCGTAGAGGATTACCGATAAGTTGTTTTTTAAATTATGTAGAAGATAGTAGAGAAGGTATAACCGAACATTTTACGGAAAATGCTTACTTATCTTCTTTTGGCGGAGGTATCGGAGGTACTTGGAGTGATGTTCGTTCATCTGGAACAAAGACATCAAAAGGCTCAGAAAGTACTGGAGTTATACCTTTCGTAAAAGTTGTAGATTCAGAAATGTTGGCATTTAGCCAAGGAGTAACTAGACGGGGTAGTTACGCAGGATATCTACATATGTCACACCCCGAGATAGAGGAGTTCTTAGATGTTAGGAAACCTACTGGTGGCGACACCAATCGTAAGTGCCTTAATCTTCATCATGCTGTGGTGGTTCCAGATAGTTTTATGGAACTCATTCACTCTGCTTCCAAGCATAGTGATTTCGATGATAGCTGGGATCTTATCGATCCTCACACTCAACGAGTAGTAAAAACAGTTAGTGCTAGAGCATTATGGGTTAAGATATTACAAAACAGAATGGAAACAGGTGAGCCTTACCTAATGTTTGAAGATGCTGTTAATAATGATTTACCAGATTTTCAGAAAAGAAAAGGATTAAAAGTACATCACAGTAATTTATGTAGTGAGATTACTCTTGCTACTGATGAAGAAAGAACAGCAGTATGTTGTCTTTCTAGTGTAAATTTAGAGTACTATGATGAATGGAAAGACCATGGATCATTCATCCCTGACTTAATCCGTATGCTAGATAATGTACTAACATACTTTATCGACAATGCACCAAGCCAACTTGAAAGAGCAAAGTTTAGTGCGCAAAGGGAGAGAAGCGTAGGATTAGGTGCAATGGGATTCCATGCGTACTTACAAAAAAATGATATACCATTTGAAAGCGGTCTAGCGGGTGGTATAAACATGGAGATGTTTTCACACATCAAATACAACGCAGACCAAACTACTAGATACCTTGCAATAGAAAAAGGTGCATGTCCTGATGATGATACAGCTTCTGTAAGAAATGCTCACTTATTAGCGATAGCTCCTAATGCAAGTTCTAGTATATTATGTGGCAATACGAGTCCAAGCATTGAACCTTTCAGAGCTAATGCTTATACGCAGAAAACAAAAACAGGAAGCAACTTAGTAAAAAATAAATTCTTAGATGCACTCATCAAAGAAAAAGTTAGTCCTGAACTGTATGAAGAAACTTGGTCTACTATTGTTGCAAACAAAGGAAGTGTACAACATCTTGATTTTCTAGACGATTGGAAGAAGGATGTATTTAAAACAGCTGTAGAAATAAATCAGTCGTGGGTAATAGAACATGCGTCAGTCAGACAAGAGTTTATCTGTCAGTCTCAAAGTGTAAATCTATTCTTTCCACCTGATGTAAACAAAGCAGACTTACATAACGTACATATGTTAGCATGGGCTAAAAATTTAAAAACATTATATTACTTGAGAAGTGAAGCTATCAGTAGAGCTGATAATGTATCTAATCAAGCTAAGAGAGAGATAATCTTTGAGCAATCAGATTGTCTAAGTTGCGAGGGATAAATGGCAAACTTATTAGAAGAAAGAGAATATTACAAACCGTTTGATTACGGGTGGGCATTTGAAGCCTACAAAAAACAACAACAAATGCATTGGATGCCTGAAGAAGTAACTATGGCTGATGATATTAAAGATTATAATAAAAATCTTACAGAGGATAATAGACAGTTAGTAGATAATATATTTAGATTTTTTACACAAGCAGACGTAGATGTTTGCTGTGGATATGCTAAGCATTATCTTCCTACTTTCAAAGCACCAGAAGTAAGAATGATGTTAGTATCGTTTGCAGCTATGGAAGCAGTGCACCAAGATGCATATTCATCTTTATTAGAAACACTTGGCAAGTCCGAGGATATCTATAAAGAGTTTATGGATATACAACAGATGGTAGAAAAACATGAGTACTTATCTGACTTTAACATGGACACTCCACATGATATAGCCAAGACTATGGCAGTATATAGTGGGTTCACAGAAGGAGTACAGTTATTCTCATCATTCGCTATACTACTAAACTATCCTAGACATAATCTTATGAAAGGAATGGGACAAATAGTAACTTGGAGTATTCGTGATGAAACACTTCATGTAGAAAATGTGTCAAAACTTTTCAGAACATTTATATCAGAGAACCCTGAAATATGGACAGATAAACTAAAGTATGAAATCTATTGTGCTGCTGAAAGAGTAGTAGAACTAGAGGACAAGTTTATTGATATTTGTTTTGACAAAGCAGAAATACCTGACTTAACAGCAAAAGAAGTCAAAGAATATATTAGATATATTGCTGATAGAAGATTATTAGGTCTAGGTATGAAAGCTATATTCCATAGTACAGTTAACCCTTTACCATGGATTGATACACAAGTAAACGCAGTTGAGCATACCAACTTTTTTGAAAACCGTGCTACAGAGTATGCTAAAAGTAGTACACAAGGCAATTGGCAGGACATATTTTAATGGCAACAATTACAATAGATGGAATTGAACACGATTCCGATAACTTCGATAAAGACCAAAGAGCTTTACATAATGCAATAGGCTTCTGTGATGCTAAAATAGCTGACCTCGATAATGAGAAAGCAGCAATCCAAACAGCAAGACAAGCATATGTGAATGATTTGGGTAATAGTCTAAAAGACGACTAATGGTTATATACATCGGGTACGACTCTAGTCAACCTGAAGCATATGCCGTATGTGAGGCTTCCATACGAAAGTATAATGGAAGCCACACTATTAAACCACTAATAAGAGATAAGTTAGAAGTATACAATCGACCTTTTCAAAATGAAAGTACAGAATTTGCTTTTACGAGATTTTTAGTACCATACTTATCTGATTATCATGGACACGCATTGTTCTGTGATGCTGATTTTATGTGGAAATGTGACCCACAAGAAATAGTATATCATGCCAATGAAACGCATGATGTATATTGTGTACAACATCCCGACTTTCTAGTACCTTCTAGTAAGATGAATGAAAAAGTAAATAGTTCTTATCCAAAGAAAAATTGGTCATCCTTAATGTGGTTTGACAATTCAAGGTGCAAAACCCTAACTCCTACCTATGTAAACCAAGCCCCAGCGGGTGCGTTACATGAAATGAAATGGGCAAATTCAATCGGTAGTTTACCAGCAGAGTTTAATGCTATGGTGAATTACTATCACTTCAAAAATCCTAAAGCAGTCCATTTTACAGACGGTGGACCGTGGCATGGTATAAACGACAACGAGGAATACTCCCAAGAATGGAACAAACTTTACGCGACCTTACAAAAAACAAATCAATAGTACTTGTTGGAAACTCCGTAGAAATGCTACAACATGATCTTGGAGAATATATAGATAACTTCGATACAGTCGTAAGATTTGGTAATGGAGTACCTGACTCTACTAATTTCGATAGTATTGGTAAGCGTACAGATATTTGGATTACTGGATTTTTAAGATATAAAAAGAGAAACAAGTTCCCAAAAGATTGTGCAGTACTGTTCAATCGTTCTCGTGTGCATTTGGGAGACGATGCGGATGAGAGACATGACATACGTTTTAAATATGTCGATATGTTTTCGGACAAAGAGCTTGTGTCAATATTCAATTTAGTTGGAGCGGAGAACCATGTAGCTGCAGGTGCAAGGCCTTCAGCAGGTTTCATTGCAATTCAATATTTTTTACAGAAAACAAATTTTTCTACTCTTACATTGGTAGGATTTGATTTCTTTTCTAAGGCACTTCCGATTGTCGCAGGTGCGAACAATCCGTACAGTTGGCATATTCCTGTTAGCACAATCAACAGCAACCCTCATTCCCCAAAGGAAAAAGAGATTGTACTTGATTTATATGATAGAGGAATAATTGATTGGAAAATTTTGACTGACTTAAATGAGGGTTACTTAGACCTTTCCTAAATAAAATCCCCTTTGTACTAATTTTCCTGTGGTTGCTTTTTGCTTTGCAGTTTTTGTTAGTAACACTTCGTTCAATCTAGCGTTTCTAAAGTTTAATGGTATCTGGTCTATGAGTCTTGTATAACAATCCCAAGGCACTGATAATTGTACTCCTGTCTGTAAATTTAGATAATCTTTTGCTAAAAATCTGTGTTGAACATCTATGCTCCAAGACTTTCTTAACATCACATTATAGTCTAGCAACTCTTTTGCTCCTACAGCATCTAGCTCTACTAATGTATCAATCTTTCCATTTACATATAAAGGCGACCATGAATGATTATAGAATGTAAGTGCTTCAAAGAAAGCAAGATCTTTACACGCTATTAATTTAGTATCTACTGCAGGTCTATTACCATTACTTACTGGCATCTTCTGATTCATGAAGAATAAATCTTTGTCATGAAATTCACACAATCTGTCATAGTTAAGTAGCACAATTGATTTATCAACTAATGGTATGTTTTGATGAGATTTTGTAGCTATACCAAGTATGCCATAATAATTTGCCAAATGACTTTTATCGAATACTAAGTCTCTACTCAAAAATGAAAGTGAAGATTTGAAGAACTCTGCTGGTGGTATATCTCCTTCATCAATTGGTCTATTGAATATTCTATTACCATACCATACAACCATTCTTTTTGCGAGTCCACCTTTATCTTTCCAGTGGTCTTTTAAATGAAAAGTCATTCTTGATATATGGTCTTCTCTCCACCACGATTCGTAAACCTTAATGTTCTCAAAGTTATTTATCATCCAAGACACTTCTTTGTCTACCCAATCTTCTTTGTGTATAAATAAGTGCAGACGAAATCCTGACTTATTCAGTAGAGAAGCTAAAGTGAAAAATGTCCAATCTTTCTTATATGTTGTTACTAGTTCTATCATCCGTTTATTACCTTCATGTTCCAAAAGTTATTCAGGAACAGCTCTTTTCGTTGCTCTGCATCTTCGTCAAAACTAAAGATTATGCCTGAGTTTTTTGCTGAGAATATCTTCATTAGAGATTCTTTAGCGTTTGTGTTAGCTATTGCATGGTACATACTTTCGTAAGTTAATAGAGACTTTTCTCTATCTTCTTTTGTATGTGATACCATACTTAATTGTTTGTCTAGCATAAGTGCCATCAATCCCATTTCACTGTTAGGCATTGTTGCACACTCTTTGCAGTTTGCAAGAAGTTCAAAACCTCCTACCTTTTTATCGAGTACATTTTCTTCCCCGTAGTCTTTTTTCATTTTTGCTATCCACACTTTCTGAGTGATTGGGTGTGGTTTAATTACAAATCCTTTATCAATAGCACGTCTTACTCTACCCCAATGTACGCATTTACCTTTTGTAATTAAGTTAGTACCAGGTAAAAATATTACTTTATCATAGTACCTTTCATTTACACCTAGAGTATATTTATTATGAAAGTTGTTTACAATTTTTTCACACCTTTCATAGTCTATTTCTAAGTAAGGGTCGTTAACAATTGACTGCATTAATTTATCATTAATTTTAATACTAGAAACTCTCATTGTAATACCATTTCCTAAAAAATCTGTATAAAGCCACTTGTGTATTGTATTTAGAGCATTAGTATTAAACCATATATCGTACTGAAATTTTGCACCTCTATAAGAGTCATCAATAATCCTTTCTTTAAAAGCTTCTAGAGTATTTAGATCTTTTATAGGTCTATACGAAGACCCTGACTTCATAAAATGAGTAGGAATATCTCCCAAAGATTCCTTAATCGTCATAGCCTGCAAAGGCTTACCTTTTCTACTCGCCATTTTTTAGGTCAAATATTTGTTTTTCTAAATTTCTCATTCTCTTTTCTGATTCTTCAATTGAATCATATAACGCATGCATCATGCTTTCCATCTTATTATTAACATACTCTGGTGTTATTTTTGTTTCTTTTTCAAATCCGCCTTC